GTATATTGTCTCCCATTCGCACATTTTAAACTTTGTAAAAGGGAGTTAAAAAAATGATTTAAATTTTTTAATAATTTCTATTTCTTTGAGGAATTTTTCTGAAGATACTTTTTTTTAGAAAAAAAATGAACGATGTTCTAAATCCGTTCAATTGTGAAATAATTAGTGAAGAGGACGAAGAGATAGTTGAATATGATGATCTGCCTGGAGAGGAATTAAGATTAAAATCACAAAAACCAAAAAAAAGATATTGGCATTTACCATATCTATACAAGAATAGTCATACTGGAGCAGTTTTAGTTTGGAAAATTGGATATAATCCAGATAATAATGAAATAGTAATAAAGACAGGACAGGAAATGACAACGACAGGGAAAGTTGGGAAATTAACTATGCATAGAAGAGAAAACAAATTAAATAGTCGATCTAATGGGTATGTTGAACAAGCGTTACAAGATATATGGACAGCATATCAAAATAAATATAGAGAAGGGTATAGACCATCGCATGAAGAGCCAGTAAATGAGATAATGGCACAACTAGCGGTTAAACTAATAGATAAACAAACGGGGAAATGGAAAATAAGGGAAGAGAATTTGAGTAGAGGAATATCAATACAAGGAAAAATAGATGGAATTAGGGCATTGATATGGCCAGATTCAATGATATTTAAATCAAGAACAAATAAAAGTTTTAAATGGTTGAGTCACATAAAAAAACAAATAACACTTCTATTTACATATTTACCTGATAATGTAGGATTAGATGGAGAGTTATACAACCATGATCTATCATTTTCTGATATTCAAGGAGCAGTAATGACAATTAAATATGAACACAAATATAATAAAAAATTAAAATATTATATATTCGACGTAATTTTGCCAAATAAAACTGTTGAAGAAAGAATAAAAATATTATATGATGCGTATGCTGAATTCTTAAAAGATGGAAATAATAAAGATACATTTGTAATAATGCCACACTATTGGGTATATAATTATGATGATCTTAATAAATGGTTTAATTATTATACAAAGAAAGGATATGAAGGGATTATGATTAGGAAATTAGCAGGAGTAAATCCAAATAAAGATCAAAAGAAAGCTTCATACTATAAATCTGGGAAAAACACAAATTTAATAAAAATGAAGAAATTTCATGAAGATGAGGGGATAATAATAGACGTTAAAAGTGCTGAAGGTAATGATAAAGGTACGGCATTATTTACTATAGAATGGCATGGAATAAGATTTGGATGTAGACCTGAGGGAACAAGAGAAAAAAGAAAAGATTGGTATGATAATAAAGAAAAGTGTTTGGGTAAAGTATTTACTTTTAGTTATTTTGAATTATCAGTGGATGGTATACCAAGATTCCCGACTGGTAAGGGGTTTAGAGACATTGATTATTATTGGGGATGTGGAAAAATAATAGATATATATAAATATGAGAATGATGTACCAATGTTTATTTTAGAAGTAAATTTAAAGACGGTAAAAATAAGAGACAACGATAAATTAAATTATGATACGGGAAAAGTTAAATGTATTCCGAGTGGGTCAAAAAAAGAGCAACAATATATGATTGAGAATAAAAATATATTAATTGGTCTAAATTATAAATTTAGATATATGAACGTGAAAAATAATATACCCGAAAATGTGTTGGGTTATGGTTTTTAAAGATTTTTTTGTGAGAGTTTAAAAATCTAAACTTTTTTGTAAAGTGGTCGGAAAAATAAATTAAAAATATAAATTTTCTGAAAATTAAAAAACAGAACAAAAATTGTAGATTTTTAAAATCTCAGAAAAAAATCTTGAAAAAAAATTTCCTGATATAAAAAAAATACACAAGTAAAAAATAAAATGGTCGGATCTGGTGCTGTTCTCTGGTTTGTTATCTTCTTTATCTTTATCATCTTTATCTTTGCAGCTGCGTATTCAGTAGGCGGATATGGTAGTAAGAAGAAACACCGCGACGACTCGTCTGATGACTGCGACAAAGACTACGATAGTGGATTGGGTTGCAATGGACTGCTCTGTCTATTCTTCTTCTTCCTCCTCATTCTAGTAGTAGTGTGTGCTGCTTCCTACGGAGGTGGATGGAGTATAGCCATGACGAATGCTAAATAATAGTAAGAAAGAAATAAGCGCTTATAAACAATAAACTAACAAAAATAAATTTCGGATAAAATAAATCCAAAATTTAATAAAATAAAAAAATAAAAAAAAAAAATATATTTTTTTATAAAAAAGAACAGAAAATGTCGACTGATTTTAGCGCTGATAAACAAAAATTAGCTGATTTAGTTAAAGATGACTCTAGTTATAACAATGATGGATGTCCATGTGGAGTTAGTGATGAATATGAATACAAAGATATGTATTGGGGAAGTACATTTGTGTGGTTCTTCCTAATATTTTTCTTCATATTCATAATTGTATTTTTGATTATTTATACTACGCAACCAGTATATGTTTGTGGTGAAAAAGATTATAGTGAGGAAGAACATTATGAAAGAGAATGGGGTAAACCACTTCTATGGTCATTTGTGATTGCAATATTTGTAGTGATTCTTATTTGGCTACTGTATGCAGTAGCTGATAGAACGTCTAGTTCATGCTAAGAAAATTGAAAAAATAAATGAATTGTATATTTAAATTAATTAAATATAAAAAAATGCCAGAAGGACCGGAAGTAACGATTGTGAGAAATTTTATGGAAAAACAAATAAAAAATAAGTACATATTAGGTATTTTTATAGATAGAAACTCAAAATTTGTATCAAATGGAATACCTGGAATGAATTATTTTGAGGGACCAGTAAAAGTATTAGATGTAACAAATAAAGGGAAATATATATTCATTGAAATATATAATGAGAAAACAGAGGAAATATATTATATATATAATCATCTCAATATGGAAGGAAAATGGATGTTAGAGAGGGGAGCACACAGTAATCTATGGATGATTATAGGTGAAAATAAAAACAAAAATAATATATTTGAAAAAACATTTGAATTATTCTTTAATGATACTCGTAAATTCGGTAAATTTGAAATAATGACAGTTGATGAGTATAATAATAAAATTACAAAAGACATTGGCCCAGATTTATTAAATGAAGTAGTTACATGGGAGCAATATTATAATAAATTTAAAGATGTTACTTCTAGAACAAGAACTATGGATATAGCAGCATTTCTATTACAACAAAAATATTTTTCAGGAATTGGTAATTATCTAAAATCTGAAGTTCTATACCATGCTAGAATTAATCCATTTCGTAAATTATCTACATTAACTGATAATGAAATATACAATGTGTATACAAAATCATTACAATTGATTAAATTAGCTTATGATCAAGGTGGGATGACAATCAAATCATTTGTTAATCCATTTAACAATAACAATGGTGGGTTTAGACCGTCAGTATATGGTCAACCCCATGATCCAAATGGATATACAGTTGTCATATCAGAACAAAAAGATAGATCTACACATTGGGTAGAAGAATTGCAGATCTAAATACTATAGTATTGTATAAGATGATACAATTTTGTATTATCTTATTTTATTTCGACTTTTATCTTTATTTTTATTTTATTTCGACTTTTGTCTTTATTTTTATTTTATTTAGTGAGACTGTAAGACTTGGAGGTTTGGCGTGCAAATGACTCTTCCGTGTCGGTATTACCACGGAGAGTAAGACGGTTATAACCAGGACTATTTGGAGCGAGATTAAGCTGGTTAATTGCTTCACTAGCATAAGCGGGGTAGTTAGGAGGCTGATTAAGAAGCATAGCGCGATTAATTGCCTCTCTGTAAGCATCCTGTTCGGAATCGGTCAACAAGAACAGATCATCTTGAAGTTGCTTATCCGCTGCAGACAAAGGGAGGAGAGGGCCTCCAACCCTGTTATACTTAATAATTGAATTAATGCTTACACGAGGAATTTTGTCAGGTGTAATCAAGTGATAGTGATCATTGTAAATCTTACGGGTTGTATCGAGCTGGCCTTTGATAGTATTACCATTTTCATCAACAGCCTGAGCATAGTACTTTCTCATCCTACCTTTCTTGGTAAGAGGAGGCTTTCTATCACCATCCTGAGCATTAACCCTCACGAGTTCAGCTCTGCTATCATTCTGGACACGAGCGAGAGTATCAGAAAAATATTTGGTCATCAAAGCATCGGCCCTGAACAAAAGACCATTCTCGGGATTAACAAGTCCAGCTCGTGCAATATGGATGTTGAATAGTGCATTCAAGGCTGTTGGTGATGCTGTTTTTTGCGTCAAAAGGGTGTTCAAGTTAGATAGAAGAGGAGCACCCGTGTCGGTGGCTGTATATGCCTTGTTAGGTTTTCCAGTTTTTGGGTTGGTAACTTTAACTTCTTGATACGTTCTAATGTTACCCAAATTAGCTTCTTTAAGGAAGTTTAGCATGTTATCGTTAAATTGAATAGGCTTACGGATACCACTATTGAGGTTGACCGGGCGAGGATCTCTCTTCTTACCCTTCAATGCATAAGCATAGTACTTACTTAATTGATCAAGAGAGTTGAGGGCGGAAGTGAACATAAGGTTGGCATTTGCCAAAGTATATTCCTGACCATCCTGAGGAACAGTCTTGGGATCAACGATCTCACGGATAAGATTCTTTGCTCCCTTGATTCTGGTCTTGGCGAGCTTCAGCATGGAATCAAATTCGGACTTAGTAACAAGCCCACTGGGGGGTGACATAACCTTGGGTTGGGGAGATGATTGCATGACTAGAATATTTTTTCAAATCAAAAGAAGTGTGATTTTTAGTATTCCGGATTTTATTATATGTTTTTTTTCTTTAATTTGATCAATTTGGAAGCAGAAAATTTCTAAAAAATTTGTGGATTTTCTAAAAAATTTCCAGAGAATTATAAATTCTCTGTTAAATTTGTAGATTTTTGATACTATAGAATTAACACCCACTAATACTACTAACAATTCATATTTAATTACATATTTTGAGTGATTTAAATTTTATTTTTTATGTTGAAAAAATTGTATAAAGGGTACGAAAATGCGAAAAATATATAAATATGTCATCGACTACGCTACCGAACGTTGCAAAAATAGAGTATGACACGTTAACACAATTTCAAAAAAGAATTCATGGTATAATTGATACAGATCCAGATGAAGATATACCATCTCTATATACATATAAACTAATGAAACAAGCATGGTCATCTTCTTTTGTGGAACAACTAAATAGGAACGCATCAAATCCAGATGACGGATCAGCAGAATATACACCAAATGATACATTTCATTATTTGAAAAAGATCAGAGTTACAGTTGAAACACCAGTTATGAAAGTTAAATCTGAGTTTGAAGATAATGTACAAATTACAATTTGTCATAATTTTGTGAATAATGTAGTTAAGAGTGCTAAATTATATGCTGACGGGGATATAATTCAAAATAGTTCTACAATGTATCTAGATTGGAAGGCAGAATGTGATCAACGAGTTGGGCAGGGTATAAGAGAGTTGAATAAAAAGATGAGAGGTCATAGACATTACTATGGAACGTGGGTAAATAATTTACCATCGTTTAAACTAGGGGATCATTTACATTTCTATTATTCAAGTCATATTAAAAAGTCATTGCCACTGTTTTTGAAGGAATCACAATCAAAATTCATTTTTAGATTTAAGTTCGAAACAAGAGTAGAAGAATTAATAAGGATGAGAATTAGGAATAATCCGAATGACGAATGGACAGAAATAAAATTTAATTTTGATTATGTGGATTATGTTAAAGAGAGAATTGATTTTCCAATTTTGACAGGTAAATATTCATGTATTAGTCAACCTGAAGTAGAACATAGGAAGAATTTTCCTCATGAATACTATTCAGAGGATATGATTTTGATTCCGTCTGATTCTGAAGTAACTTATGGTCATCCATGTACTATTAATCTTAGTTCTGTTGCTCCATGTACAACAATGGCAATAGTTGCACAAAATATAGATGCAAAAAAATTAAACAATCATTCTAATTACAGTACAAACACTCACAATATTGATAAAGGGTATAACCCAATTGAAAGTATAAAGGAAATGTATGGTACATCAATTCGTATTCCTAAATTATCAAATATTCATTTTGATTCATTTGAACATTTAGAAGGATCAAAATCTGCACCAGAAGACCCTGGATGGAATGTAATCCATCAAAGTGATAGACCATTCAAATTACATCCTGATGTAGGTGTATCACTATACAAAAATAATCCAAAAATTGTTATACAAATGGGTGATACTAATCCATACAATAAACCATCTAAATTTAAAAATACAATTAGACAAGATGGACAAGAAAACAATATATTGTTCAAGGAACTAGACAGAAATGGACAAGTAAATAATGTTGAAGCAGGACCTAAATTCAGGGTTTATGTAATGTTGATCGTAGTTAGAAAAATTATTTTTGAATTTAATAAAAAAGTTGTGATCAAACGTGATAATGAAGACATTATTAATAAGATTGAAAGTCATTATATTGATTCTAGTCTATAAATCAAAACAAAAATACATGAACTATACAAACATCGTATATTATATATACAATGTTTAATTAAATATGCATTCATGTTATAGATTCCCGTATCTCCATTTATTTGCCAATAGGAATCCAGCTATTAAAAGGAAAATAATAAAGAATACTAGAACAATTACCCAATTGTAGTCATATTCGTCACATGATGAGTCTCGATGTTTTTGGGTTTGTTTTCTACTTTTAATGCTGTCAATGTGATTAACATCGAGTTTGAAATGTTCTTTACCTTCCTCATCATAACCATACAACTGAATATTTGTGATTCCTAATTTTTCAATCATCTTTTTTTCTCTATTAGAAAACCCATTGAATTCATCTAGTGTCTTGTGTGGAACGAAGACATAACCTGATGGATCACTGGAAGAGCTATTAGAAGATTCTGAATCTTCTCTAGATTTAAGAAGAGTGAAATTATAACGACCATTTTTATGTTCAGCTAAAATAACCGTGTCTTTGCAAACTGACGATGAATTATCTTGTTGCATTGAACCAGCACATAAGGCAGAGCATGTCTTACCGTGATTGCACCCTATACAATATGCTCCAATTGTTCCTGGTATAATAGTTTCTAGATCATCAAAGTAACTTTTGACTCTCTTTACAAGAATATCATACGAAGTCGTATCATACAACATAGACACCATTTTTTTAAGATTACCAAATTTGACTTTAATGTCCCCGTGCAAATTATTAATTTTCATATCACTGTAATAACGGAGGTCTTCTATGAGAGAATTTAGTTCTTCAATATTTATTTTTAGTTCTTTTTTCTTCTTACCTCCCTTAGTTGTAATGATACTTTCACTCACAAGGGATGAAGATGTCAATGAAGAAACACTTTCATCCACAGAACTTTCTTTTTGTACATAAGTATGGTATGAGCTTGATGATTCGGACGATTCTCTTTCGGATCTATCTGTATTATCATCCGTATTCATATAATCTTGAGGACGAAAACCACGCTTATTTCGACCCATATTTTATTTTGATTTTTTTACCGGCATAAAAAAATTTTATCTTTTTTTTGTGGATTTTTGAAAAAATCAAAAAAATCTCTGATTTTTTCAAAAATTAAAAAATAAAAACATTTTAACATATACGCAAACTAGATAAAATGTGATAAAATACTTAAAAATATAATATGTGTTTATTTTTCCCACTATTTAAATTATGTTTCTAGTAGCTTTACACATACAATTGATCATTCATTAACTATTACAACTAATTAAATCCTCTCGATATTTTATACAGAAATTTATTAATTTCTGAAAAATTTGAAAAAATGATAAAAAAATAAAAACAATAAAAAAATATATGATCAAATAAAAGTTCATTTTTTAGAATTAAAAAATGAGTAACACAGTTAAAATAACAGATCTTGATACAGATAATACATTATTGTATAAATATGCTCATAAATATGACACAATTACAAGATTTGTGATTGTAGAAAAACCAGAGAGTATACCAATCTATGATGATAAAGATGTTCCAACTGTTAGTTCAACACTCGAAAAGTACACATATGAATCACTTGAAAAGATTGTCACGAATATGTCAAGAGAGGGGAAATCACTAATTGATGTTCAAGAAAAATACGGATTTCCATTCAAAGGACAAGTAGCGATGGATATACAATACATTTATTTTAAGAATTTACTTGAACCGATCAGAGTAGACTTATATAATTTCCTAACAGATCCAAAACTAATAAACTATAATAAAAAATACAAAGGAAAGGTATTCAGTACAAAAAAAGATATTAAATCGACTACAAACATAGATGATATTATTGGAGTATTTAATCAGGTGGTTCCTGATAAGGCTATAGACTTAACACCATTTATAAATAAAATAAATGAAATCAGAAAATATAATGGAATAGAGGAATTAAGTGACTTTATTCCATTCACAGATGAATATAAAACTTGGATTATAGAGTACAATAGAACTAAGAAAAAAGAAACGGCAAAATTAATGATGATTGATGAAAATATTAAAAGTATTTCGGAAAGAATAGATATTAATGATATTATTAGTACACCAGTAAATTATACACATTTTGTAAGAGCTGGAAAAATAATGATGCAAGAAAATGGTGGGTACAGAGAACCAGAATCACGAGATGGGATTTATATGTTTAACAAGTTAGCAAGGGTTTCACCTGAAGTACCATTCATTGTGTATAATAGTGATAATGTTAAATCATATAAAATATATACAAAGAAGAAGGGGGAAGAATCGAAGGATGGAAGTAATAATATTGATTATAAAAATATCATACCCTCATCGAGTAGAACTAAAGATAACAATACAATATATATGATTGTGTGGACTGGGGTTGGAGATCCAAATAACGCAAAAAAAGAATCAAGGATGCTAATTTCTTATAATCTTGATCTCAACAAAATTGTTATTTCAAGTCGTGTGAGGAAATACACAGAAGATGGTCAAACTATGACTGAAGACAAATTAATTATAGAAAGGGTTGAAAAGGCATTCCAAAATAAAATAAAAATAAACTATTCAGAAGAGTTAAGTGTTGGAGCCAATTTTGATTTATATGGAATTCCATATAATGAAGAATCATTTGTATTCTTTTTAATGATTAACTCGTTGATTAATTCATATCTTTATATAGATGAAACAACAAATGCGTACCCATTTAAGAAGAGACTTTATTATCACTTCAAGAGTATTATTGGGCTCGAAGATGAAAATGATAAAAATACATCAACTGCGTGGATTTCGCTCAAACAACATCCGATTAGTGATGATCAACGGACAATTATCAATGGTATCGAATCTGCAGTTAAAACACAGAAATACGACAATTACATGCGAATCAGTTTAGTTAGAGCACAATCACGTACAATCGTTAATCAGCTTCATTATCTTCTACCAAGACTACTAAAGTTATATAAATTATATCAAAAACCATTTTTGAATGATCTAGTTGTTATTTCTCCCATCATGCGTAATTTATTTGTAATGAGAATTGAGGAAGAAAAGAAAAAGGAAAAAGCTATGTCCAAAATTGCTCAGATGTCTAAGCAAGCTCCTGACCTTATTATTAAATACTATGCACGTACATGTCAATGTAATCAACAACCAATTATAATTAATTCAGAAGATATTCCAGCTTGGCAATCTAAACAGGTAATTATTTCTGGTGCAGCATATCCTAGACAAATTATGCCTTTCCCACCAAATGAACCAAAATGGTATTTTGTTTGTCCTGGTGATGTCTGGCCGTTTCCTGGTGTAAAGGAAAGTAAGCTTGAAAATTCCGATAAATATCCATTTGTTCCATGTTGCTTCAAAAAAGATCAAATGAGTAAAACTGCTAATAGTAAATATAATGAAGTTTATCTTGGTATTCAAAGAAAGAAAGGTACAGCCAAACAAAAAAATAAGCATTTCTTTAGGACTGATAAGAAGTTAAATAGAGGTAGAACTGGCCAATTACCAGGAATGATCGAAACCCTACTTCAAATGTTCTATCCAAATGATAATTTTGTTCGTAATGGTGCTGTTCACTCAACAAATTCGTTACTACATTGTATTTATGAAGCCTTTAAAGAACCTAATTATCTATCTCTCCCAACTGATGAAATGAAAGAAGATTATATTAAACAAGTTCGTAGTCTAGTTGTTCAGAGTATTTATAAAGAAGGTGAATATGATTATACATCTTTACTTAAACAAGAACTACATGATTTTACAAAGGATGAAATTATTCGTCAACTATCAAACAATGAATCATTCTACGATCCTGCTCTATACTATCGTGCCGTTGAAGAATTTATGAATATTAATATTTTTGTATTTACTGCTCCGTCAACTACTCTAGGTGGTTTTGGTAAGATCGAAGTACCTAGACATAAATTATTCCATGCTAGATCATTGAGAAAAGACCGACCAACTATAATTATTTTTAAACACTGGGGTTCTGACTCGGATAAACTTAAATATCCTCAATGTGAATTTGTATCTAGAATCGATACTGGATCCAATCAAACTATTTCATTATTTGATACTGTTCCTGAGGCCCCTAATAAAATGTCTGAATTTCTTCATAATTCATTTGTAGAAACAAATAAAACTGTAATGTGGTCATTGGACCCTCGTAATTACCGTCCAATTGCTCGTTCTAATGTATTTTCATCATTTAATATTCTTGAAATTCTTTCTCCCTACAAAGCTAATATAACAAAACAATATGTTGATAACTATGGTAAGATGAGAGGATTGTTGATCTATGCTGGCAACCAAAATATATCTATTTTTATTCCTCCTAGTCAACCTGAAAAATACATAGAAATATCTACGGAATTACCCAAAGAATCAAATCCAACTCTTACTACTGTCTTGGCCCTATTCGGTATCCAACCAACTGCAATTACAAAAAATGACGAATTTATCACTGGTTTATGGTTCCCAATTCTTGACATTGAAGAGGGTATTTATTGTCCAATTCTTGCAAATCTTAGAATAGACCAATTACCTGAAGATCTCACCTTCTTAACTAAGCTACCAATTGGATCTACTCACAATTTCTTCGCTAGTGGTATCAATCATGTTAGAAGATATAAGACATTGATTCGCCATCGTAGAATTATCCTTGAATTAACTAAATGGATTTATGTACTCTACAAATATAATAATCCGTCTGGATCTTTAGATAATTTTATTAATCAGTATATCCAGTCAAATTCACAATCATCATCTCCTATAGATTATTCTACTACTGATTCCACTAAAATATACAATTTTTCTTCATTGTCTCATATTCTACCTGACAAGATTAAAACTGTTTCTGATGCCATTACTTATCTAACTAGTTTTACCCCTGATCTTAATTTGGTTAGAAATAATAAAATAACCGGATACTCTCAACGATTTACTGATGGTATATTATATTTTCTTAAAGACTATGATTATTCTACTGACAAATTACCAATTTACCCTTATACTTCAAATAAAATCACTGATGAAAGTATTGTTATCCCAAGAGAAATATCAGGTATGTACCATGACGAGTATGATTATGACTATAATGATAATACATTGATATTTATTGGTGAAAGTAGTATGAAATCTTGGTTATACTCTCTTATTCATCTTGGTGTCGAAGTATCTGAAATTAAGAAAACTCTAGATATATCATATGGTATCTACCAATATCCATATCTTTATCAATCCCCAGACAAACAAATATACATGATTCAAAATGTCCAGAATGGTGACCTTTATCGCGCTTTGAATGTTGCTAATTCTTGGTATCTAAATTCTAAGAACACAGGTTTCTCCTCTCCTCCATATGACCTCCAAAAAGAAAACAGTATTCCTCCTTACTTCGTTTATGGTGTATCTACTTCAGGCGAATTGACTCCAATTTTTGATCAAACTAATGGTAATCCTATTTTCCTCAAAATTATCTCATACATAGATTCTAGTTCTTCCGTTCAACAATACGGTGCAATCTTACCAATGTTATAAATAATATAAATTCAACCATATTATATGGTTCTACTAAATTCAACCATATTATATGGTTGAATTTATATCTATTTTACCTAATGACATTTTTATTGGTTTTTACGAGTTTTGTCTCTTTTTATTTCTTATTCAAAAATTACATATACAGAATTCCCATATATAGTTCTACTAAATTCAACCATATAATATGGTTAAATTTATATCTATTTTACCTAATGACATTTTTTTTACTTTTTACGAGTTTAGTCTCTTTTTTACCTAATGACATTTTTATTGGTTTTTACGAGTTTAGTCTCTTTTCTTCAGATAATTAAAATTTAGTGTTTCAATATTTCCGTTTTTTGGATTTTTTACTTTTAATTTCTTATTCATCAACAAGCAAAATTGTGTATCGTACGATTTTTCGTCAAATGACACATATACAGAATTTCCATATTTGTTATGTTTGAATGAAATTAGTGGAAATGCTTTTCCATTTTTACATGTTTTAAATTCCTCACTAACATATGATGATAAATACGGTCTCAATATTTTATCATTTAACCATCCTGGTACATTCGAAAATATTACATTTGGTTTATATTCATCTATAATATTATCTATATATGCCCTCCATATTTTTAATTTTTTTCCAGGTTGATATTCATCTACTTCAATCATCGGACCCAGGCTTTTTGTTATTATTCTTGGTGAATATTTACTCATTATATCCCTTTCGATTTCATCTAACAACCACCATTCAGTCACTCCATTTGTATATCTATCTAGACACTTGTTGTATTCTTCTTCTGGTTTCACGAAATCTGGGTCTTTTATCATACATACTCTTTCACTACCATCTTTATTTCTACCAATTAAAATATTATATACTTCATGACTACTCACTCTTAAATATGCAAACTTTTGTTTATTATTCACAATATTTATTTTGTAATACGTCTTACACCCAAACTTCTTTGATATTTTTGTTATTGTCGACTTTATACTCTCATAAATCTGACAATCTGTCGCATCAAAGGTATCAACATACATGGTATATTTGTCGTATATCCTCATAGTGCGCGTTGAATTGTCAAACTCCGTCGAATACATTATTAGATCTAAACAAAATCAGTTATAAATATCAAAAAATATATTTTTTGATCATTTTTCAATTATACATTGAAAAATGAACAAAAAATAAAATAAATTAAAATAAAAATTAATTGTGATCACGATGATAAAATATTTATGTTATCCAATAATTAATAAACTCAATTATAAAAAGTATTGGATATATTTTTCATTCCCCAACGATAATATAACAATCCACAATTATATGAAATTATTGTCAACTATACCTGATAAACAACAAAAACTCATATGGAGGGCTGGATTTAAAAAATCTAAAGATGCTGATTTTGATATCCATTTTTTGGTTAAACCACAACAATTATGGAATAATCTATTTAATAACCCCGATTGTTATTGTATTACACAAAATAACTATAAATATACTATTGAACGTTATATAGTTAATGATTTAAATATGGTAAAAATACAAATGGATATTGAATTCGATGATTGTATAAATATTGGTGCAGATAAGGTATTTCAATTTATATTAAAAATTAAACAACAATATGATAAAATATTTCCAGGTATTTTACTAGAAGATATGTATAATAATATAGTATATAAAGACAAAAATACAATTACTAAAACATTCAATCATGTTATATTTGAATATTACTTGAACAAAGATTCAAAATTAGCAATAGATAAGCTACAAAAATACAAAGAAGGTATTACAGATTTCATAGATGCTGCATTTTCAAACCCACTTTATCACCCTCTATTACATTCCGTTTTGAATAAATATATTGAAAATTCATATACTCCAAAATATGAACCAAAAATATATTATACATTATCTGAATTAATTTTAATTAGAAAATTCGAACTTAATGATATCGAGAAAATAGCTGTTCTCGCATATTTGAGATCCGCAGGTAAATATAACAATGCTAATATTAGATATTCAAAATTATTTAAGGAATTCACTGGCTTAGAATATCATAAAAATCTTATGAACACATTTTCACGTATTGATCTTCCAGAATTTAAACGGATCTTTAAAAATAAAGAAATTGAAATAGACGAAAAATTATACATATTGAGTATTCAATATAGTCTATTATATAAAAACTAATTATACCCCATTTTCAGACAAATTTGTATAAATCTTAGATTTTTACAAATTTAAATCTAATATATACCTATGGTTCAAGCCATATATATGGTGTTAAAAATTCTCTACTGCAGTTCACATTACACAAAATCACAGAAATTAGTAAATTTCTGTAAAATATCATCCAGAAAATCTAATATATACCTATTGTTGAAGGTATATATATGGTGTTAAAAATTCTCTACTGCAGTTCACATTACACAAAATCACAGAAATTAGTAAATTTCTGTAAAATATCAT